ATCGGAACAGCCCGAAACGCAGTTTTCAGTAAAGGTAAATGCCCAATCGGTAAGAGTAAATGCCCCCATGAGCCACTATGGCCCACTTTTAGGTGCATCTACTTTGACAGGTGACCCTTTAAAAACAGTGCATTTTGGTAAAATGTTGTCGAATTGAACAAAAAGATAAAAATAGTTGCTTTTAGTGTTGACATAAACAAGGCAACCTTGTAAAGTTTTGCATCGTTCACTAGGAACAGGCCCTAGCAGGGGCAAACACACAGGAGATAAAAAAATGAACATCATGGACGACTGGCAAGAGATCGAAACGCAGACCGGAATCAGGATGCAGCAGGCGAGGGTCGCACGCAGGGCCAAGTGGCGCAGGGTTCGGCTGGGGCTGTATCTCGCATGGGTAGCACTCACAACGAAAGGCTGGTGAACCATACAGGAGGCAACATGAAAAAGAACGCAGTAATCTATACGCGCTTCTCTCCTCGCAAGAAGTCAGAAGAATGCGAGAGTTGCGAAGTTCAAGAGGGGATTTGCAAGCACCATGCTAGCATCAAAGGGTATGAAGTCATTGCGGTGTATCACGACGACGACGTGTCCGGCAAAGACGAATACAGGGAGAAGCTTTGGCAGTCGATTGAGTCACTCGGTAAGGGGGATGTGCTCCTGGTCTACAAACGAGACCGCCTGGCTCGCAACGTCTACTTGTCCGAGCAGATCAACCGGGCCGTAGCTTCTCGTGGCGCCCTGATTGAGGCGGTAAGCGGGGACGTAGAAGGCAACGGGCCAGAACAAGTGATGGTCCGTCAGATCCTAGCGGCGATTGCGGAGTTCGAGCGCAAGATGATCGCGGCCCGAACAAGCCACGCGATGAAACAGCATCAGAGAACCGGGCGAAGGATGGGGAGGTATGCCCCATACGGGTTTGAGCTAGACCCCGGTGACACGACGCGGTTGCTACCGATACCGAGTGAGCAGGAAGCGATTGAGATGATACGGACCCTAAAAGAGGAAGGGTTGAATACCGGGAACATCACGAGGCAGATGAATAACATCATGCCGGACATCGCGCGCGGTGATAGCTGGCTTTGGAAAACCGTGCAGAAGATCATCGACAGGACTTGAACAACCATACCGCCAGACCGATCACGGCGGTAACTACGACGACCTTAAGAACAGGGATGAATGGGTAAATCCGTTCATCCCTGTTCTTTATTCCATTCACGATGCACCATACCGCAATCACGACAAACGGGATGGAAAGCAGACCGAGGGACTCAAGAAAGTTGAACTGCATACCGAGAGAGTGACACAAAGTCATGGCCTCGGGAAGTCATTTCACCCGTTCAACCGTGATTTCCACCCTCGGGAAGGCTCCGTCAATCAAAAATTCGGGATCTCGAGTGACCCAATGGGCGGAGTCATCGTCCTGGACGAGTTGGGCATCGACTATTCCATCGAAATATCCCTTGAGCATGGAGTTGTAGTTCACACCATCCCGGCGGCGCTTGACCTTGTGATAGAACGTAGCCCGGACATTGGCCAGTTGCCACGGCCCGGACTCTACGCCGAATGACTCGACCGCGGCGCGTACAAGCATCCGGCATTTTTTTAGCGCGGCGGCCCTCTTGTACCAGTGCCCGTGTTGCCCGTTGGGTGATAGCACGGATGGAGGAAGAGGGAGCACGAGCACGACGGTTTCTTTTAACTCAGCCATAGCTCACCCTGCTCGCCAGCCACGCCAGCGCCACCAGTACAGCCACGCATCCCCCGACCATCAGCGCCCACTCGGACGCGGTAGGGCTACTCATTGCGGCTCCTTCCGGCGTACATTCGGGGCAATCGCCGCATAGACAAGCCTCTTTAAAACCTTTCATCGTTTCACCGCCTTTCGTAGTTGTCTGGCGCAATCGTCCAGCGCTGTCGAACGTTGCCATTTACACGGAATGTCTCGAAAGTCATCAGATTCTCGCTCCCACTTGTTAGCCAGCCGTTCACACTTTTCGCGCAGCTTATCGAGCCGACGCTGTGACGCTAGGCGCTGTTGTTGCTCGGTCATGGGTTACTCCTAATGATTACTCGATATGCAGTGCGTTGAGAATTTGTCCATTCGACTTGCCCTGCGTCGATTAATGGTTGGATGGCCTCGCGTAGTTGTTCCGCTTTTGGGTATTTTATGTGCTCTGCACGGTGTACGGTACGCAGGACTCCTTGTTGTCCAGCATCGGCGTGCTTAAGAAGAATGTCCCTAAGTTCAACAGTCTGCTTGACTGCGAACTTTTCAGATGCCAATCCGTAAACCCTAAGCTGTTCTGCTAGCAGATACTTTTCCATCTTGATCGCTCGCTCCATTGTACACAGCGACACGGTGGCCTCTAGTTTGTGGTCGCCACATGCCGCGCTAAGTCCGTGAAGAACGAGTGCAATGCGCCCGATCATGCCTTGTGATTTGGCGATAAAAAGGGACGAGGCTGCATCTGAATTATGGATGACGTTGGCGATCCGGTTGAACTCTGAGACAAACCTTGCTTTGGCCGTTGGTGCAAGTGTGATTATTCTCGGTTGATACTGTCCAATATTAGGATTGATGCCGTCAAAACTGATAGCACGCAAAAACATGATAGCGTCGTTCCAGGCTTGAGAGTATTCATCACTCATTTCTCGTTCCGACCATGCTCTATACCGCTTCGGAGAAGATACCACCAGCAACCGGGGAACGAGTCCAGACGCAAACTGCGACGGATCGAACGCTTCTGCCAGCTTTTCCGGCTGAATGCAGCCGACTACTGAAACAGTCGCGGCATGGATGAGAACGTTCTCGCTTTCCGTCTTTCGGTTCTTCTGGTACGAGTCACCGTCCCACAGCTTTAACCAAATAGATTCATCAACGCTCGTCTTGCCGCGCTTCCCGCCAGATTGTGAGTACCGATCAAACGCCCCCACCCACCCGGTAAGCTCGCCGTTAGCCAGGCACAATCCACGATGAGACCGTGAAAGCACGTCAAGCACGCTCTCGGTTGTCGCATCTTCGATCAGAAGTTGACCTTGCGGGGATAACATTGGCTCCTTGATAAGGTGCATTGGTACGGGGGTCCGCAGTGGTCGGATGACTTCTCGAAACGGGCCAGTCTTATTGGACCCTGATGGGGCCACTACGACCCCCCACAACGTTGGACGGCAGTCGAACCCCTTCTTGAGCCTCAGAATGCAGGTGTTTCCAATTGCAGAGCCTGCGGTGATGAGCACGGACAGTGCCACTCCCGCAGGCTCAACTACCTGGACGTCGGCGACGGACATAATGTAGTCCCGTATCGGGATTGGAAAACAGTCCAGAGGGAACCCATCGGGGAGCGGCTCGTGTGCATCTATTTCGACTACCTCATTCTCAAAGTGCTGCGCAACGGCTCGTCGTGATGCTGCGCTGGCGAGCAAGTTGTCACGGAACCGAGCTCCAAGGGCTGTAAGCGCTTCGTCTCCCGAGCGTAGCCCGTATTCGTCGAGCAACCATCCTCGGGGTTTCTCGCTTGGCGTTCGGCGTGCCTCGGCTATCTTGCGTTCAAAGTCTTTGCGATCGCCTTCTCCCCACGGAGGGGAGCATCGCGGGTTGAACTCGGACCACAGCAGACTAAGAGCGTCCGAGTCGGACAACTCAAACCCTACGACAAGGGATCGCGCCGCCCACAGTAGCGCGTTGTGACCTCCAGACCCTTGAACGGCGGGTTCGCATTGCCGAAGGTACAAAGAGGCTCGCTCAATTACTGGTGTGCCGTGCGTAGGTGCTTTCGCTGGAATAGGTGGGGTTGGTGTTGCGTCTGCTGGTGCATCCCAAGGACGACGCGCCGTGACTTTTGGCGGTGCTATCACGTCCAACAGCGCAATGGGAGCTTCTGCAACAACCGTAATGCCCTCTGCCCACGCATATACAGCGCCGGAAGGATGCACAGACGGAGGTGCGACGACGTATCCACCTTCACCGCGCACGTCGAGTCCAGGACGGAACCGTCCACGGTTGCCGATCTTGCGACCTTCTGGATACCGGAAGAACAGATGCCGTCCTTTACCAGTGGTGGACTCCAACGTTCCCGGTATTCCGTCAATCTCGCCTTGTAGAGTTTCCCAAGCGGTTTCTCCGTCGGGACCGTCGATGTCTACCACAAACACCCCTGACCCCTCGCCAGTGGCCAGTCCTATGTTGGCGTTCGGCCACTTCGTCCACCATCCGTTGATGGTTTCCACGTCGTTAGTTGCTTTGTTCGGCCAGTCCACTACAAGTGGTTTCTTCCCTTTAATCTCAAGAGGGTGAATCATCCATCCATGTGCGGCACAATATAGGGCATGTTCAAGCATTCGTTCTCTCCTTCAGTTCGTGAGCAACTATTTCAGTGTGTTTGCCACGTCGAATGACAGTGATACTCTTTGTCATCGACTGGATGAGTTGACCTAAAAATATTTTGCCAAGAGCTTCGTCTACTGTGATCGTCTTGTAGCCATCACCAAAACGAGCCCCCCACCATCTTCGGGATTTCTGCTCGGCATATCCTCCGTGTTCGAGACATATCCACTCTTGGAAAGTGGACATACCGCAACGGTACTGCACGCGGATGCTGTCAGGCTTTCCGGGCTTCCTATGACGATGGACAGACACATCGTTGACGATCAAGTCTTCTGGTTCGCTTCCAAGGATCGCTCGTTGTGCGGCTTCCGCTTCGTGCATCTGCTTCTCGCGTTCTTCCGCTTCGACTCGCTCAACCTCTTGCGGAGGAATCTCCCATCCGCAGTTCGGGCAAACCCTGACAGCACGGCTGAACACGTCGCCACAGTTGCCGCAGTCGGCCAGCTTCGCTGCCCCTGCGTCCATGCAGTCAATAGGTCCGTGAGTGTCGATACAGCGTGCATAGTCCAGTACAAGGCAGTTCTGTTTGGACTCATGCAGCCGTAGGCCACGTCCGACCATCTGTAGAAATAGACCAGGGGAAAGGGTCGGCCGCAGTAGCACAATGCAGTCCACCCGCTTGGCGTTGAATCCCTCAGTGTAGACATTCACATTGCAGATTGCGCGGATTCGACCTTCCTTGAAGTCGTTGGCGATCCTGTCACGTTCTGTGGCAGGAGTATTGCCTGTCACGCACGGTGCGTGAATGCCGTACTTGCGAAGCTCTAGCGAGACAGCAAGGCAGTGTTTCACGTCCACACAGAAGAAGACGACGCTCCTACGCTCCTCGGTCGTGATGATCCTCATGGCGGACTGTATGGCGGCCTGTACGAGTCCAGGAGTGTCCACGGCCTTGGCAAGCGAGCGTTCTTGGTAGTCTCCACCGTGATTGCGTTTGACTTCCGAAAGATCGGCCCGTACGTCGCCGACCTTTGACCGCAGCTTGCAGAGGAATCCCTGCGCTATCAGGTCACCGACGTTCGCCTCGTAGCAAATTTCTTGCAAGATATGGTCTTTATGACAGATCGGACCGCAACCCATACGGAACGGGGTTGCAGTGAACCCTATCACTCGCATGTTCTTGCTGAATTTACGGCACCCGCTGATGAACTGGCGGTACTTACCTTCGCCCCTTGCGGGGATACGGTGCGCTTCGTCGATAATGATGACGTCGAACGGTGGGAACTCTCCCCACTTGTTATAGACGCTGTCGATGCTGGCAAACGTCACACCGCAATCTATACTTCTTTTCCCTAGTCCTGCTGAGTAAATCCCTATGTCTCCACCAGGCAAAAGACTGGCCAACTCGCCAGCATTTTGCTGAACAAGCTCTTTTCTGTGTGCTAGCACGATGGCTCGGAATGGCGGGTAGTCACGTTTCCACTGCTGGATTGCCCAAGCCATCAGGATAGACTTTCCGCCACCGGTGGGAATCACCACACAAGGATTGTTTTCCTTTGTCCGCATGTGTAGGTCGAGCGCCTCAAGGGCGTCAATCTGATACGGTCGTGGCTGGATGCTGCCATCGGAGATTGGGGGAGGGGCGAACAGATTCACCCTATGCCCTGCCAGACTGCGACATAGTTGTCGGCCTTGTAGAAGACCACCAGATATTCAAACCCGTATTCGTTGGCAACGTACTGTTCGTCCTCGAAGTGTTCCGTGACTTCGCGGTCGGACAATAGGTCTTCTTTTAGCTTGTCTGGGAAGTCGTCGGGAGTCCCGTCCCACGTCAAACGGCAGAACGTTGGTCTGTATCGCTTTACAAGATTGAGTTCTGGCACTTCGAACGGGACGTCATCCACCGACACAACAGACGCCCCGAGCACTTCCTTGACGGATTGCACAGGCTTCTCTCCGACTAATGGGCCGGGAGCCTTCATAAGTTCTTCGGTTGTCCACATCCCTTCATGGGGTCCATGCCGCCAGATTGCGCCGTCGGAGTGGTTTTTAAATTCGATCCAACCGTCTCCCGAGTCAACCGGATCGGCGAACGAGATCAGTCCAGGAAGAAGAAGATGGTCGTCGCACGCCTTGTCCTGGTCTTCTCTCGACAAGTCGTGACCGTGTTTCGCGCATGACCATCGCGCCCGGTCCTCACCAGCGTCAATCTCGGGCGTTGCGTGACAGCATGTCCGGCAAGTCTTACGAGGCAATGGTACTGCGGTCTGTCCGGTGCCCCAACACAACTTGAACGCGGGGCAGAAACGGCATCGGAAATCGTCCGGTCGTGTGGCGCAACGCTCTGGCGGATTCGTTGCCCTGATGATTCGTTCGGCGCGGTCCATCAGCCTCTTGTATTCCGTGCTGTCGAACCTTACACGCTCGCCGTAAAGCTCGTCAGTGTTCTTGTTGACTGCAAGGTACAAGGCTCGCATCATTCCGGTGAGCCCCATATACACCATCATCTGTGCGTGGTGCATCGGCTTTGACTTCTGGACGCCTTCTTTCTTGAGGGTCTCGAAACTCTTTAGACTGTGAGTCTTGAACTCAACAACATGCCACGTCTCGGGAGCCTCGGGAACTCCGAGAACGCAACCGTCCATGTGGCCGGAGAAGTGACCTCCTAGAGCTTGGACGGCGAACTGATTACCTTGCTCGTCGAGGTCTCGCACCGTGCATCCAATGCCCTTCAACTCCAGGACAAAACGGGCCTCTGCCAGATTGCCGGTCTCGAATAGTCGGTACATGCGTCCGTCGAACTCTTCTTCAACGCAGTGACGAAACGAATACCAGAGATAACGCTCGCACTCGTGACCAATGCTGCTAGCACCGAGATACCCACGGCGCTTCTCGCCGTCGCCCATGCGCTTGTGCCATTCGTAGATGCGCTGGACGGTTTCTTGTGATACAAATTTGGACAGGTCCATGTCTGGACTCTCCTGTGTGGTTAGGAAAGACGGCGACCTATGCCCCGGCGGGCTGCTACCCGCCGGGGCTTCTTGTTTGTTGATTACGCCAGTTTGACTGTCACTGACGGCTTGCGCGGAGTTGCCGTGACGAACTGAGCAAGTTCCCGAGCTACGTCGGGGCTGTCTTCGAGGATATCTTCGTACAGCTTCGCGTCAAATTCCCATCCCGCAGGAATCGCGGGAACATACTTGATCGGAAGATCATCCTCGGGGATCTTGAGGGCGCGTATCCTCTCTACATCAACTTTGTACGACATCGCCCGTTTGACAGTGATCTTCATTCCGTTTCCGGCGCTGACGGTTTTGCTACCGTTGACGGCGGTTTCGATCTGGCTCGCGATTGCGGTCTCAACTTCGATGCGTTCGTCCTTGGCGGCCTCTTCGCGTCGTTTGGCGTCGAAGAGTTTTCCGACCAGTTCTTCAAGTGAACAATTTGCTTCAGACATGATGCGGTTCCTTCTGTGTGTGGGTGTTTGTCGTTACTCTGCATTGAATCCAAGGATTCGTTCGTAGAGGAGTTGATAGACGTGCTTGCAGGCGTTCCATAGCTACTTTTCCCAAGGTCGTTTGCCTGCGGGCTTCGGGGCGGTGGGTGCGGGTTGCGCCTGCTGAGGACGAGCAGGAGGGGTATGCGTCGTAGCAGGACGTTGATCGTGTACGATGGGAGGCCGCGCTGCTACCGGTTGCTGTGCTCCTTCCGTCGGACGGTACGCATTGACGTCGTTAGACGGCTCGCGTCCTTCGTCCTGCTTCACTTTGACGCGCACCTGAATTGTCTTCCCGAGCAGTTCATCGGTGTCTTGCAACGCCATCAGTCCGCACGCTTGACCGAGCGCGGCCAATTCCCGTTGCCCAATCTCTTCGGCCTTGGGGTTCGGGTTGACGAGGTTGAGTCGGGGCCACAACTTCCGGCCTGCAAAGTGCTCTCCGATCACGGTCAACTCGACCGCAAGGTACTTGCCAGTTCCGGCCTTCGTGGTCTTGATTTCGGCGTTGTCAACCTGGACGTCGTACCATCCGGCAGGCATCGCGTCAAAGCCAGTCCTGGCGTCGTCGCGATCAGTATTGAAAACTTCTCCGTAGATTTCTGTTAGATTTCCCATGCTATCATCCTTCGTTTTGTGTGGTGGTTTCTGGTTTATGTCCGATCATCCCCTCGGAAAACTTACTGGGGTCAAAGAAAGCTGCCAATTCCTCGGGCGAAGTCGCCAATTGCCGTTGCATTTCTCGTCGCATTTCTCGTTGACTAGAATGTTTGAATACCATCCCAAATAGATCGTTCAAAAGGGGGAATGTTTTATCCTTCTTGTCTCTACATCTCTCGAAAAGCTCTTCGGCAACGCGAACGTCTCTCATGTCCGCAGATATGCGGCTTTTAGAACAGCATTGAACGTCGCGCCAATTCTGATAATTTGGTGGAGGACTTTCAAACTCGCAGTCGGCGTCAAAATCGTTACGCCAGTGATCAGCGTCGTTTTCATCGCACAAATCATCTTCAGCCGCGATCACGCCATGATGGAACCCGCGTCTGTAGCTCATTTCGCAAAGCCGTGCAATTTCAACGGCCATAGGTTTGAATAAATCTTCAAAAAGTTGATATTCTGGTGTCATTGCGCACCTCCTGTAGTGGCAATGTTCATAATTGCCGTCTCGAAAGCTGCCCAGTCGAGCGGAAGCTCGTAGGGGAGTTGACCGTACATACCGCGCCCACCGCCGGGGTGTGCGGGTCGCTTTTGCGTAAACAAGAAGCGAGCGCCGCCGGTGTTGTCGATGCCGCGCTTCTTCTCCTGTCCGAAGCCTTGATCTTCTTTCTTCACAACAACCTTCGTGTTGCAGAAGAGAATCAGGTCAGCCCAACGAAACAGCAGGTTCGCTGCCTTTTCGTGGATGTCAAATTGATACTGGTCGTAGGAATCGCCAGCGGGATCGTCGAAGCGCTTGGTCTTTACATGCCCAATGATGATGCTGGCCATGTTCTTGTCGGCCCTCAGCGCGTCAAGCCCCGCCAAGAGAGTGCGCCAACGGTTGACAGCCTCGGTGTAGCCCTTGCCGTATCCACCTCCGACCTTCTCGATGGAGTTGACGTTGTACTCTTTGCAGAGTGCGTCCCATATCAACGGTTCCATCGCCGACGCGCTGTCAAGCACGACGGTTCTGTATTCATGCTGCTCCGAGTACAGGACGCCGACGGACTCCATAATCGCGTCGAACGTGTTGCACGTCGGGAACTGGCCGACATTCAGAGCATCTGCTCCTTCTTCACCCTTTGCGGCAACGAGGACCGGAGCGTTGATTCCCGTTTCCGTCAACATGCCGTTCTCAAAGCGAGAGCCGCAGGCGAACGTTGTCTTGCCGATCTTCTCAACTCCAAGCACCACGATGCGTGGAGCCCGTAGGCGAGTGCCTGTACTGATGCTACTCAAACTGAGTGCCATAATCTTCTCCTGTGTGGTTTTGTTGCGTTCTACCCGCGGATAAACTCATCCACGGAAGTCTCTACCCATCGGCGTTGTCCGCCGACGCTGAAATGACGAATTTTGCGGATGTCTCCAGTGGATGCGCTGCCTCTACTACGAGGGGGACCACACTTGAGATGCTTGCGCAATGTGACGAGGCTAACGCGCAATCGCTCGGCAACCTCGGCATCTGTCATCAGCTTTTCCGTACTTTCCATGCTAGTCACTTTCTCTTGGCTCTTGCTGCGATCTGGAAAGCAAATTATCACGCTTTACGACATAACGCAACATAAAAACAAAAAAAGAACAAAAAGCGCGTTTTGTTGCCTAATTTGCCCTATATCTATATATAAGGAAAGCTAACAAGTGCGGAATATGTGTTCAGAAAGCGCACTTTCATGCACCCCACACTTTATTGTGCTCTCGAATCAGGTCAATGACCCCATCCATAGATTCGTTCGCAACCGCCTTCTTTTCGCCTTTTTTGGCGTCCGAACCAAGAGCTTCTCTTCGCTGCTTCCACAACCCTGACAGACGGCGAGACAGACGACGCATGTTCTTCAGTTCTGCGGTTTCTTCTGGTGTCGTAGCGTCCGATCCAGACTGGCGTTCGAGGATGTCCATACGCTCGTAAAAGTTGCCCACCAGTTTTGTAGTCCCAGGCTTCAAGAAGAGAGTACCGAGCACAGGGAGTGACGACGGGTCCGACATGCTGATTCCCGACGGATCACCCAACGCTTCCAGTGTTGATGCCACGCGGCGGTAGAGCCCGGCTGTATAACCGTTCATAACGTGGTCCACCTGAACGGGGTTCATCCAAGGATTGTGAGTCCCGATCAGCTCTCCGATTGAACTGGTGTCGTGCTTGACTTGGTCTTTTGGAAGACGTCTCTCAAGATAGCGAGGGACCACATCGGCGCCCTTCCAGTCCTTGTTGCCGAGGATGTCGGCCAATGGGCCCAATAGTGCGACGTTGCGCAGGATCGCTCCGACTGCCGCCTTGCTGTCTTTTTCTCCAAGCCCAACGTCTATCGGAGACGAGTTCTCCAAGATCACAGACAGACATTCCCGAATTGACCCCGGTGCTCGGAACTCTTCTATGATAGCAATCGGAAGCGACGAGAATAGATACCCAATCTCGAACGGTATCGGCATCCTGATCGGCTGACGATCTCCCCAGGTCTTTATATGGATGTAATTCCACTTCTCATACGGAGGAAGGTCTTTCCACCAGTCATCGTCACGGTTTCTCAGATAGTTGATGAAAGCCGACGACGTCAGGAAGCCTGCACCCCTGGCAGCCGTGCGAGCGAGCGTCTTGACCCGGCTCTGTTCCTTTGCCCAAGGCATCGCTTCACGGGCTCCGAGAGCACGGGAGAACTTATCAAGCGACTGAATCCCCGCATTGTAGAATAAGACTACCTCGTTGAACTTCCGGGCATCAGTCCCTGCTCTTGAGAAGTTGACCGTCACGTCTTTGCTAGCACAGCCGGCCAATATCATTGCGTCCGCGTCGGTCCAGCCCTTCTGCTTCATGCCGTGCTTATATGCTGCCTGGAACTCCATCAGACGCGGACCGATCTCGGAATGCCCAAGTATCTCGCGAAGCCCGTCCAGCAATCCAGCACGCGCTATGGACTGCACCCTATTCTTTGCCGTCACGCGACGCCCGGCATTCTTTGCCGAGTGCAAGTCCTGCCCCACGCGCCCGGAGATGTCCATTCCAGCCCCGTGATACATTTTAGCGTACTCGCTCCCAGTAATGTCCATCAGCATACCGCGCAAGGTCGAGATCACAGGGATGTGGAAGTGGTAGTCTCCTGTAATGAAGGCCGTCAGTGTGTCGCGTAACAAGTTCCGAATGAGCCCGAACGCGGGGTTCAGCCCTGTAGCTCCAAGGCGCTGCAAGGACGTTGCGCCGCGGAATAGCTTTGCCGCCGTCCCTGACCCCAAGAACGACGTTTGAGTAATCCCCTCAAGGATCGGTAGCAAGTCGGCCTTGACCTCAAAGAACCGCGTTTTGCCGTCAATCTCGATAGCGGTAATGTTGTCGCTGCCCTTGTAGTCCTTGCTCGGTTTATAGATCGTCAGTATCTCGTCCCATACCTGCATCATTGCACCTGCAACTAGATCTTCATCTGCGCCAAGGTCTAGCGCTCTTTCAAGCATAGCCTTCTTGACCTTCTCTGCCGTAAAGCTGGTGGATGTTTGTGGGGCTGGCACTTCCGACAAGAACTTCCCCATGCTTCTGCTCTCATCCTTATGATTGTCGTAGAACTGCACCAGAGCGCGCTTTACCGCATGTTGCATGGCGACCTGGTGGAGTCGCTCGGTCTGTTGGGCGATGGCTGCAAGCGGGTCCATGATCGGATGCTGTCCACCTTTGACCTTGTAGACTCCCTTGCCACCTTTGCCTCGACCAGCGCGTTTCTCTTCGGCAAGAAACTGCCTCATCATCGGTGCATAGATTGGGTTGAAGTCAACGATCTCGGTGAACTTCTCTTCCGTCATGGCTCCGGCTTCGACCAATAGATGAAGCTGCCTGTGTGCCCAGTCGGTAGCACCCTCGACAACCTCGTCGAACATCTTACTTTCGGCCCTGTAGCTGTCCACGATGGACTGTGCGTCTTTACGCGACAGTCCGGCTGCGAGTCCGTGATCGTGATACCGCGTGATGACGCGCTTGGCGATCCAGTAGCGAATCACATCGTCGGACTTGCCGATGTCTGCGGCAGGAGCAAACACTTCTCGAAGAGACGCCCCGTTGTTGCGTCCATACAGGTCAACGGAATTTGAAAGCATCGAATTGAGCGTTCTGCCACCGGCTGTACGCGCAAAGAAGATGGCCTGCATGAATGGATCTTCGGTTGGTTTGATGCTACGCAAGTCTGCGCCCGAACCCTGCATAGCTCGCAGTATAGGAAGGAATGAGTCAATGTGGTTGCCTTCGAATGCTGCGTATGCGGCGGCGATGCGTTGCACCGACCAGTCCTGACGGCGAGGTGACACGAATGCGTCAATAGCCTGCTGCGGCGTTTGTATCTGGAACTGTGCTATCACGTCTTCCAGCTTGCGCAACTTTGCGGCCTCCTTCGGGTTGGCAGGCAAATACTCGGTAGTGAACCAGTTGTAGAGCCTCGGAGCTCGGTCGCGGATGTTGGCACCGGTTAGATAGTTGCCAATGAACTCTGCGAACCCCTCAGCCTTGTATCCTCCGTTTGGAACCTTGTCACCGTACAGTGCCCGTCCGAGCATAATTAGTTCTCCGGCGGTGCCGGAGGACAGCCCCGAAGACTTTGACCACATACCCAGCTCTCGGTCGAAGTGGTGTCCAAGCTCATGCACGGCTGCGACAATGTCGCCTCCGTTCGCAAGACGGATTTCGCCCAAAGAACGGCTATACCAACCAGGGTTCTGTTTGCGGGTCCAAGTCGCCTTGCCACGGACAGACAGTTCGGGCCACAAGGCGCGGATCGCGTCAATGATCTGAGTGAACTGTGTCGGTGCAACCTTGTCAACCTTCTTGCCATCTTGCCGAGTGTCGCCGATGTCACGCACAGGCCGAGCCCCCTCGTTCCCTACAGGACGTGCGGCAAACCCTAGCTCGTCAGTATCTTCACCCCCACGGCTGATGATGTCACGAACTGGGTCCGAAGGTTTAGCATTTCCAGGAGAACGTCCATCACGTCGTCCGGTTCGCTTCCCACGTCGAGATCCATCTCCTCCCCGAACAGGTGCTCTGCCGCTTCCGCGTCCGTCATTGCTGTCACCGTCAGATCCAGATGATTCAGCATCATTGCTATCGACCCCTTGAACGTCTCTTCCACCTGGTTGTTCTGCAACGCCCAAGTCAGAAGGTCCGTCGGGGGATACCCCGGCTGGCTCACCTTCGCCCCGTATGCCTTCAGAGCCTTGCTCGCTTGCTTGCTCAGTGGCAGCTTTCTCGCTTCTTGGTCTGTCATTTCTGACCTCCGCTAATAGGTTTACCAAATCCTGCACAGTTTCCGCAACTCCCGTGACAGTGGTGCTATCATCGGGTGTAACTTTGTCGATTACGATAAGCTGCGTTCCGAACCGAGTCCCGTACTTAGCGTACACGTCGCCGGATACGCTCACGTTCGCCCGAACGTTGTATTTCTTTCCAATCTTCGACCACCAGGCAGCAAACGTCGGGGTTCCAGGAGCCATACCGCGCCCCACGATGGCTACCAGCCGTCCGCCGGGTTGAAGCACCTTGAGAGCCTGCTCAATATGCTTGGAACCAGTCATCGGCATCTTCTTGCCCTTCATCCGTGCTCCTGCCTGACTAAACGGAGGGCTCATCACCACGACCGTAGGCTTGACGGATTCAGGCAGTACGTTGGAGAGCTGTCCTGCGTCTTCAACGTAGACCTCGTCTGCAATAGCCTTGAGTAGTTCAGCACGGCGAGGGGAAAGCTCGTTGGCGATCACTCTGGCGCCAGAAGCCTTGGCATGTACGGCAATGCCACCTATTCCGCCGCTCGGTTCCAGCACCACATCCCCCGGACGAACGCCGGAGACCCAAGTTGCGGCGAAGGAGTAATGCGGTGGAGTGCCGAACTGCTGCATCAGGTCTTTTTCGCCAGACCGGTTCGTCTGCGTAGGGATATTGTCTAGTGCCTTCTCGAGTCTGGTGATCTCTTGTATGGCTGTGGCTGCATCCACATTGGTATCGGACCCTAGCACGCGGTTGATGGCCAACTCTAGCGCCTCGTAAGCATCCGTGGACTGGTACTTCCCATCGGCGCGAGTCCCCTGATACGCTTCGTCTGCGTATTTGAAAAGCTGTTGCCATGTAAGTTTCTCGCCACTCTTTACGACCTGCTCAAGCGCTTTTGCAAGATCAAGCTGCGGGGAACTCTTTTCCGCCTCGGCCTCCGTCGGGGCTTCCTTCGTAGGTTCCGACGCTAGGTCGTTCTTGAACTGCTTTAAGTACGGACGGATCTCCGAACCGAACTGATCAATCGCCCAACGAATAAGCTCCTTTACGTCTTTGCCTGTGGAATAGAACTGATCGAATGCGGCTTTGAAGTGCGGTTTTGCCTTGGCGTAGGTATCTTCGTCGAACGTCAGTCCCATGCCCAGACGCTTGCCAGCGCCGAAAAGCTCGAACAGACCTTGCGCGGCTTCGTCGATCCCCTTGACCCCATGCTTGGCCGCCGAGTCGATGATAGCACGAGGAACGCGCTTCGTTGGCGTCTGTGACTCTGCCTGTTTCGGTGCCTTCTTGACACCCTTTCGCCCGATCTTCGGCTTGTCAATCGCCTTTAGCTCGGCCTCCATCTCTGCAAGTTCATCGTTCATCTCTGAAATGCGAACAGCCTTCGCCTCGTCATCAACAGAGGGGGCGGACTTTGTCGCCGCTATCTGTTCCTTCTGATCGGCGATTTGCGTCTTGAGATACTCGGCTTCTTTAGCTCTGGTGTCTGCTGGTAGAGGCTTTTCAACTTCCGCTTTTTCCGCTTCTACTTCATCCATCAGCGCGTCAAGGTCTTCGTCCGTCATGCTGGCCAGTTCGCTGGCCTTCGGTGCTGTAGGAGCTTTCGTAGGCTCCTGCGCTTCTTGCGCAGTCGTAGGCGTCTTTGCAGGTTTTGGCGCTTCCTCCTGCTGTCTGCGCGCGAGTTCTGCATCAAAAGCATCTATGGCCGCAGACACCTGATCTAGTGCCGCGTCATCGTCTGGCAACTCCGCAGCCTGGTCCTGTATCTCCTTGACGGCCTTTTCTATCTCACCTTCAGAGACCTTGGACAAGTCGGTCTTCGAGTCCTCCATCACTTGCTTGGCGAGGGGCTTCTGATCTACTGCCGATTCACGGCGTTTTAGCTCGGCCTTGCGCTCTGCCTCTTGCTTCAGGACTGTTTGCTTAAGCGCTTCTCTGTTGGACTTGGCCTCTGGCGTATCGGTGACGATGTCCTCCCACTTCTTGCGCACACCCCCCGATTTTTCTTTAGCGGCATCCTCTTCCGTCACTTCCGGCGCAGCATCCTCTTTCAAGACTTCCGGCGTAGCCTCCATTTCCTCTTTCGCATCCTCCGCATTCATTTCCGCCATGCGTGCGTCTAGCCCCGCCTCTATCTCCAACTTTGTGCCCGCCTGTATTTGCTCCTTGGACTTGTCAACCCGTTCCGTAGAGCTCGGCGTGTCCTCCATCGGGCTCCACAACGACAGACTCGGCATCCCCTTGGCAAGTGCCTCTTCATTATTCTTGAGGGTATCATGTAATCTGTCGGCCTCTGCCCTACCTTCTTCGGTGAGAATGCCATGCTCTCGTAAATCAGACGCGAACCTCGCTCGTGCCTGTGCAGGCATCCGGGGGAGTTCTGCTTTCTCGAAGTCGGCCCTAGACGGGTTCTCAAGCTTGGCAACTTCAGAAGCTGCCTGTGGGTTGACGATAGTGAATGCCTGTGCAAACTCTTGATCGGCTTCCGTATCGCCTTGGTATCCCTTTTTAGACACAGCATCGTTGATTCGGCCAAAAGCGTTCTTCGTTGAACTACCTGTGATCCCAAGAGCGCTGTAAACCAACGAGACTCCGGCACCCATCTCAAAGTTTCGAGTCAGCATCCCTCTTGCTTGCTTCCAGTCGATTTTGCCGTCAGAACCAAACGGGAGATCAGCGCCTTCCGGGACTTGATATTTGAACCCCGTCTTCTTCCCGTATTCCTCGACCATGTCGGCAAGAAACACGAACTGCAACGCACCTTGCGCCAACTCCTCTCCACCCTCCCCGACTGCATCTAGTGCAATACCACCCGTGCGCGTGATAACTTTTGCTAGCAACTCCTTGCCAAGTACCTTAGTCAGTTGTTCAAGAGTCTTTTTCGTTGCCGCTTGAGATACTTTACCACCTAAACCGAGTGAAGAGATGTTGATAAGTTGCTCGGAATACTCGATAGCACCAGACAACATCCCATACTTCTCGGCATATCTGATGGCAAAACTAGGAGGCACGCCAATGCCAGTCGCCACCTCCATAAACCCGCTCGCCTCACCGGAAGCCATGACGGCATACGCCGCCGCTGATCCAAGGCCGGGGGCCACGGTGTTGACAGCACGCCCCGCCAGTCCGACGGCCAGCTGCGGGAGGTTGTCGGCGGCATCAAGCACGGCCTGTGCTACCATATTGTGCTCGGCAGAAGAAGAGAACCGATCAACCCACTTGACCCCGTCAGGAGTCAAGTTGTCGTTGATCTTGTTGGCAGCGGCTGTTTGCTTCTTGTAAAACTCGTCAATCATCGGTCCGGCAGCTTCGATCTTCTGCTTCCGGTCCGACTCTTCGAATAACTGGGACGGCGTGACAGGCCACAGGGAGGCGTCTTTGGGCAGGCCCTCTGGTCCAGCCAGACTCATCGAGGTCAGGTATGCCTCGCGAAGATAGTGCTCGTTATTCAGTCGCGCTGGAAAGCCATCGGACATGTAGTCCTTGCGTCTTGCAAACTGAAGCGACGAGGGAGTAAGCACCTGATTAGCAAAGTCTACAGCACGATCCTTGAAGCTCGCCCGTTTCCCATCCGGTAGTGGGTTCTTCTCGTATTCTTTGAGTGATTCAAGCTGGCGATCATAGATGTCGGCCTCAGTGGTCGCTTGCTCCATAGCACGAGGGTGAACCGCCCGCATTACAGTAGGGGACGTTGCTTGTGACGCCAGCCACTTTACAGGAGCCACCACGAGCTTTGCTCCAACTTGAGTCCCGAATCCCGGAGAGTTCTTCTCGACAAAGTTGTCAAGCTCTGCAAATGCCTCGTCGTTAGGGCTAGTGTCGGCATTTCCGGGCACCTGCTCT